TCTGCCTCTAGAATCTTACCACCTTCCCAACGTGAAACAAATACCTTCTTAACAGGGAACGTGCCACCTCTAGGCATGTTCTGCATGTTTGGGTCTGCTCCACTAAATCTGCCTGTTGCAGTTCTGTGTTGTAATAGTCTTACATGTAACATACCATCAGTCTTTACATGAGACTTGATACCCTCTACAAAAGAAGATAGATAAGTATCTAATGCAGACAGTCTCTTCAAGTCCTGTAAGAAGTCACTAGCTTCTTTCATACCTGCTCTGTTTGCCATACCTTGTAGTATATCTAGATTACCTTTGGATACACCAAAGCCATTGGCAGATACCCACTTGGCATTAGGTGCATTGAATCTTAAACCTGCTACCTTAGTTCTGTCATCATGAAAATTATAACCAAGACCATTACAAGCAGGGTCTTTATTGGGATTAGCATAAGGAGTTCCATTCTTTCTTACCTTTCTTATATTACCTGTGCCATTACATATCTTACACATAACAGCTTTTGTTTTATATACAATGTCAGAGTTGTCTTTGACTGCATATCTAAAGTCTTCCTTGCTCATGTGAGGAACAAACTCGTTTGCCCACATAGCTTTGTCTTTAGGCTTTCTACTATAGATAACCCAAGACATCTGTTCAGGACTGTTAAGATTGATGGGCATATCCCCCATTAGATTTCTTACCTGTACAGATAGTCTGCTTTCTATCTCTTGCTTCTCTGTCTCAAACTCTTTTCTTACAGACTCTAACATAGATTCATCTACCTTAAAACCATTCCTATGTGTCCTTGCTAAAGTTCTACATACTTTATTTGTAAGTATAACTGTATCCATAAGGTGTGCATACTTAACAGAGTTAAGTTTCTTGTACTGCTCGTCAGATAACTGCTGTGTAGCATGTAAGTCTGCTGACAGATACTGTGACAACTCATGTCTAGGTATCTCATCTGTAGCATAACCTTTTGCAAAGTATTCCTTCAAGGTATCTTCCTTCTTAGTCTCTAAGTCATACCTCAATGCACAGTCTTTTAGATGCAAAGGTTCTTTGATACCTCGCTGTAATATATACTCTGTAAGCATGGTGTCAAAGACAGGACCTTCATACTTGAAGCCACATTCCCATAACCACATCAGGTCATAAGCTATGTTATGTCCTATAAGTATAGTAGCTTGGTCAAGCAACTCTTGCACACCAACGTGTGCCTCGCCATCCATATCCATATTATATAGATACTCATTACCTGTATCTGTTAAACAACCTACCATAACCAATTTATTGGTAGATTCATATGGGTCAAGATACATCTTCCCATCTCTTTTAGTTACTGTATTTTCTACGTCTAGTGTTAGTTTCATGCACTGTACCTCGCTGTGTGTGGGTTGATGTTGCAGTTTATCATGCCATGCCAACCTGTAATTTTGTTCTTAACAACATTCAAATGCCTCATAGTTGATTCGTCAGTAACACCTTCAACACTTGCAGGTTGTCCTATTAGTATCATCAAGTCGGCTTCTGCCGCCTTGCCTGTACGTGAGCCTTCCATCATTGCCTGATTAAGTCTCTGTCTACCCTCTGCTTCTGCATTGAGTTGTGACATATAGAATATAACACAATCATATTGTTTTGCAATCTGTCTTGCATATATCGCATTTGCTTTTAATGCTTCGTCAGGTCTTGAGTATCCTGCAGTGCGTGCAAACTTATCTCCCATGTCAATCACTACGACATCAGGCTTAACACTCTTACACATACTCTCTACCCATGTCATGTCCTCTCCTGTCACATCCTTTATATTTATATAAGGTGATACAACTTTGTATCTACTCCTAGCTTCTGAAGGATTATCTTTTATCTGATACTTATCCATGTTGGATGAAGCAGTCAGATATCTAAACCCTACTCTATCATAAGACTCTTCGTTACACAAGACTACACACTTAGCACCCTGTCTAGCAAAGCCATTATCTCCTACAAGTAGAGATGCATGGAAGCTAGTCTTACCTGTATTAGGTCTAGCACCTACCTCTACTAGATAGCCACCATTGACACCCTCAACCTTCCTAGCTAACTCAGGTAGATTAAATGACCACCTTGTCTGCTGACTCTGTTTAGCCATCAAGGTATCAAACGATATATCATCCCATTCTATCTTCATCTCAGGAGTGAAGTCATCATTGTATTTGTCTAACAAATCACGTAATGGTTTCATACTAGTCTGTGTACCATTGACAAAGTCAAAGCCAAGATTGGCTACATCTTCCCCAATAACTTGTTGGAACAGTTTCGCTAACACATCCTGTGCTATGTCTGCTCCCATAGGCTTCTGCCTTTTAATGTCATTAAACAATGCAGAGTATCCATGCTTCTGTGCAGTTGTCATAGCAGGATTGCTTGACAAGAACAGAGCCTCTAACTCATCAGGGGTTACATCCCTGTCATACTTTCTCATTGCTTTGTCTATGGTGTGCTTGATAGTCCTAGCATCTTTGCTAAACAATCTATCAGGACACCTAGCACCTCTATGGTCTTCATAGAAGTCTCTATTCATTAGGCTACGTAGTAGTGATAGTTCCATGTTGGTTCTCCTTTGGGGTTAGTTTGTATAAGTTATTTATATCCTCTTCTTCTGCGTACTTCAAATCATCTTTCAGTCTCAATACTTTTACGTCATTTACATATCCTCGTAACTCTTTTGCAAAGGCTAGTGTTTTGGGCATTGCATCAGGGTCTAAGGCTATGATAGCAGTTGAGAATTGTGATAGGTATCTCTTGTGTGAATCGCTTAATGATGTTCCCAACACAGCTACCCCTACATAAACACCATTGCCTACAACAGATGCACTTACACAATCCTCAACAACTACAGCCACTCTACCATGACCATAAGTAAAAGGCAAGTCACTATTTCCATATCTTTTCCATTTGGGCAGACGAAATCCCACAGACCTACCAACTGCATCAACAATCAGTCCATCTTTCTTGACAGGAAATACAACTCTATTCTCTTTTACATCATAGTAAAGTGGTATCTCTTCATAATTCAATCCGTATTCTTCAGCGAACCTTGTAACTTCTTTCCTGTGATTGTGATGAACCACATACTCAGGCAGAGCAAAGTTAGTATCAGCTTTCTTGATATCTAATACAGAGTTTTTAATATCATCTACAGATAAGTTTACCTTCTTAGTTCCTGATACAGGACAAGAAGATTTGTAACAGTTCCAAACTAATCTTCCCATGTTGTTGGTTGCAGTAAATGTTTTATAACCATTACAACTAGGGCAGTTAATCCTTTTAGTTTCTCCTACACTTAAATGTAAATCACTTATGTAATTATATATATTCATATTATATACTCTTAATGTAATTAGTACGTAATGTCAAGGCACTTTCTGCACTAGCATACGTATTTTTCATGTAAGGTTTGACTGACTGTGGGTTTGCATGACCTGTGACAGACATAATCTGACCCATAGGAACACCTGCATCTACCATTTCAGTCGTGCCTGTCCTTCGTAAGTCAGATATTCGTAAGTCATCAGGCAATCCTGACAGTTTTATTACTTGTCTAGCTACTTTTGACAGTCTTTGGATAGCATATGGACTATAAACACCCTTCATAGGTGTTGGATATGGTGCAACATAGGGTTGAAAGTCATAGTCTTTTCGTTGTTGTGTAAGCATTTCCAATAAGTCAAGAGAAATTGGCAGGTGTACTATGCTTCTTCTCTTTGACTGTTGCAAATTTAACACACCTTTGTCAAAATCTATGCTTGAGAACTGTAAAACTCTCATATCTCCCACCCTTTGACACCATTCGTATGCCATTTGTACTATCAATCCCAAGTTTCTGTACCTAAAATCTTCATAACAATAGTTAAGAAATTTCCTAACCTGTTCTTTTGTCCACACAGTCTTCCTAGCATGGGCAGATTTACGTTTGAAGGTGGAGAAAGGGTTGCTTTCAACATACCCCATCTCCATCCCAAAGGAATACATCTTACGTGCCACTGCTGTGACTGCATTCGCCAAGTACACGCCACGACCAAGCCATACTTCGTATGCTCTTCGTGCTATCGCACCTGACAGTTTGGTAAGACATATTTCTGCCACACTTTTGCCATCAACTTTTGTGTCCAATAAAACACTCACACAATATTGATAATCATGTTTAGTTTTATCAGCTAACACATTGAAATCGTTAGACAAATAGTATTTATTTGTTAGGTCATTTATGTTCACTAAGATACCTTTATTGCTATGTAAATACATAGTCCTATAATTAGTAGCTTACCATAGTCAAGGTCGAATTTCGTACCTTCCCCATATTTTTTGTGATACTCTACATTAAAAAAGTCTGTTATTCTATGCCACATTTTATATCTCCTTTCTATTCATGTTCTCCACCTATATCATTATCGTCATACTTAATTCTCTTGCCTTTGTAATACATATATCTACTTCTGCTTGGTGTATGATAGCCTTTCTTTATAAAAAATGTAGGCTTTCTCTTTGCAGTTTCAAACGTAGCTACAGTTACAGCTATAGCACCCAATAAAAATATGTGAGCAACTGCAGTTATACCAAACATCCACATACTACTAAAGTACATAGAGAATATTATGCACCACATCCATGCTAACACTTGCATAACCATATGTCTAGTGTTTAAATCAGGTATGTGCCGCAACGGATTACGTTCATGGTTCATTACAGATTGCCATGTATCATATACTACCTTAGTCATTATAGATTCTCCCATATATCTGTTATCGCTACAAAGAAACCATAGGCATACACCAATACAATAACTGTCTTCAACACCTTATTCATTTGGTCATCTGCCATGTACACCCAATCGTGATACTTCCTAGGTGTAGGTGTACCATAGGCTTTCAATCCTAAGTAATCAAAGTTCCATGCATCTCGCCTTGTATCTTTTTTCTTAGTCATACAACTGCTCCCAATGAAAATCACACTCATCATTTTGAATCATGTCAATTAGTTTCTTCTTAGCTTCTTGTTTAGCTTTAGCATCAAAGACTACATACCCTTTTATATGCACCCCTGTTTCTAGCCATACATCTAACCCTACAGGTTGAGATTCTTTATGTGCTTTATACATAGCTTCTTCTAACTTAGTCATGTTGTCTCCTTTGTATCCATTATAAATAAGAACCCACCATAGTTACCTTCAGGGTCGGCACTTACTGCTATCTTAACGTCTTCATACTTAGGTTTAGTTAGTATGAACTCAGGGAATCCTTCTGCATCTTCGCCTAAGAATTTCTTTATCTTGAATCCTTCTAACTGCTTGTAGTATTCTTCGTGTGAACTTATAGCCATTATATCATCTCCTATTCTGTTATATCTGTTGCAACAATATAGTATTCATCTACAAACATATCCATTATTTGAGTTCTGTTATATGCCATCATATAAAAACTAATACTGTCTTTTTCTTTTAGGTTTCGTTTTAGTTCTACGTAGTATCTTTTCATTATACCATCTCCTTATTGTTGTTATACATTTCATGCCACTCGCCTAACTGTATACCCTTGAGTATATGTGCAATCACATCAACTGTCCACCCATTACCAATCATCTTGTATCGCTGACTATTGGATACGGCACTAGTATAGTTGTCAGGTAATGTCTGCAATCTCTCACACTCTAGGGGTGTCAGCTTTCGCCACATATCTTTTGATACTACCACGTTATCTTTCTGCACAGTAGTAAGACAGTTAGACTTGTCATCATCTCGTACCTCTAGTTGCCTAGTGAATGGTAGGTCTAGTTGGTCATCTTTCCTAGTACCA